TTGGAGGTGGTATAATTACATCAAATTGTGGTGTGACTGTACCTAAAGGAACATTTCCTAGTTGTAAATCTACTGTTCCATAAGTATATCCACTCCCACCATTAGTTATGGTTATAGATTCTACTTTAGAATCGTTATTAATAACAATAGTTGCTTCTGCCCCAATACCATCACCATTAATAGGAACTTTTGTATATGTGGTATCCGCTGGACCAACTTCAAATCCACGATCTGTAATTGTTGCAACTTTTAATTGACCACTAGAAGTTGCATTATTTTTAATAGATTGGTATTCTAAATTTGTATCCCAGTCTATGGGTACAGGAATGAAATCTACAGATTCAAATTTAATAACATCCGATGGGGAAATTGTGTAAAGATATTTCCAAATGTATCCATCACCACTAGTACCAGCTGATCTAGGTTCTAGGTCGGTAAATTTTGGTTCATCCAAAGATGGTTTTCCATCTGGATTTTCTGGGTCAACACCATTATTTAAACAAATATAAACTCTATATTCACTGTTTAAGATATAAAAATTTGCATTATATAAACTTGTTTTATTTGATGGTTTTGATAAATTAGTTCTTGTTACGTCATGACGATACATGTCATAAATTGTTGATGAAGACCATGTGATTTTTCTAATCACTGGTTTTATATCATTAGAAGATATTTTTTTTAGTGCAATTATAGTATCCCAGTAATTATTTTCTTCGTTTAAACTGTCTTTAGGTGATGGTGGATTTGTATCCCAAGTAGATGAAACATCTGTTGGATTTGGTAACCCTAAAAATGCATAGTAAGAATTATCCGAAGAAGTTATCTCGGATATGAAATTTTTTACATTTCTTATTCTTAATTGATCCGTTATAATAGCAGACATTTTAAAAAATTTTTAGTTATTTATTATAGATTACAAGTAATTATCAAATGCCAGTGGATTTTTTCTACGTACAATTGGATTTGTAGATATACCAGAGAAACGATTTGTTTTAACTGTAAATTGTTTTGGTGTAGATCTATTGCTGAAAAGAATTTTACCCCAACTGTATGCCCCATAATAAGCAGTAGAAGCTATTCCAACAACAGTATTCAATCCATTATATCTAGAAACACTGGTAACAACTCTAATTACTGTCGAAATTCCAACAGAAGGTATTGACCTATTAATTTGAGATGTGCTGTAAACTTCATACACATTATCTAAGTTTTCTGTACTTATTCCTAGAATAGATCCACTTCTTGTTAATGTTGTTATTCCGAATCCAACTGAAGAACTTGTGACAACAAAATAATCACCAGTTCTTATACCACTCTTAGTAATTCCATGCCCATCGGTCATCAAAGGAGATCCTTGTGGGATATAAAAATCAAATATAATACCAGTTGTAACACCAACATTAGTAGTTCCAATACCAACAATTAATCCATAATCACCCTCATAAGAAACATCTGAAATTTCCTCTATCTGCATTATGGGTGGAGATATTAAAACATTTGGACCTTTAATACCAGTAACTGAAAATACCAATGGGGATGCTAATGTAGTTCTTCTATAAGTTGTTGCAAGACCAACACTGTCATAAGAATCTATGAATAATAAGTCTCCAATTTTATAATTTGTACCACCTTCAGTTATTGTTGTTGAGAAAACTGTGTTATTTAAAATATTAATCTCAATAGTGGCTGTTGCACCTCTACCAAATCCTGTTAAAGTTTTTAATCTAGCATTTGTAAATATGTTAGATGATGATGATAATGGTGGATATCCAATTCCTTGTTGGTTAACTACTAGTCCTGTAAGTGGTCCTGTAGTGTATCCAAATCCAGGATTAGTTATAGTAAATGAAGTTATAACTCCACTTGTTACATTTGCAGTTGCTGAAGCAATACCAGTTATTCCTATTCCTGGGCGTTGGATTGATACTGTTGGATTTGATGTATAACCAGAACCAGGATTTACTATATTCAACGATGTAATTGTACTTGATATAGAAACTGTTGCTGTAACAATACCAGATGACAGAGAATCATTTGATATAATTTCTACAATTTTTGCTTTACTAACTTGAATACCTTCTTTTGGATTATCAAATAGTGATTTAACAGTTGTTACATAAACAACTGTTGATCCAATACCAACATTGCTAAGAATTATAGATTGACTATGAATATTTGGTTCATAGTACTTTCTATCTTTACCAACTTCTATTTCATCAATAATTTTATCTGATGTTTGTTTTATCCAATTGATAGGTCTTTCTAATAATTCAGTATCACTAACTCCTTGACCAGCATAAGTATTAGTTACAACAGTATCTGCCGAATTTATGTCTACAACTATTCTCTTATCTTGATTTAATGTTATATCCAAGTCACTAAAGAATTGGACATCATCCCCAATTTTTAAAGTCTCTATGACATCAACTTCATTAACGTCAATTGATTCAGTTCCTGTATAAATTAATAATTTGCAAGTGTCTCCAGGAGTTGTATATCCAGCAAGTCTTGGTTTAGGTGGTTCATTAAACCTAACCGTGCTTCCTCCATTAAATGTATAAGATTCTCCTGGAACTTGTAAAATATCATTAATAAAAACAAGTAGGTTATATTGTAAATCAATTCCAGAGGATCTTCTTGGGAAGAATGATATTCTTTCACCATTTCTAGATAATGGGAATATTCTTCTTCTACCATTAAAATATTGTTCAATATTATCCAATACCAATATGTCACCGACGCTCCATCCAGAGAATTTGGAATTAAATGTTTTATCAATAGTTAATTGGAATTCTTCAAATGCATATAAAGTAAATGTGGATGAATCTGTAGGTATCCCAGTGGTCCCACCCATTGGTACAGTTAATATATCACCTTGTCCATATCCGTATCCAAGATTTTTAAGTTCAAAATTAATAACACTTGATCCTTGACCAACTGTTATATCTACTGTTGCGCCAGTACCAATACCTGATGGTGACTTTGATGAATATATTAGGGGTATATCCGAATAATTTAATGGTGGATCTATAACAACTTTAGGTGGATTGGATCTAGTATACCCTATTCCTGCATTTGTAATGACAACATTAGTTATTTTTCCATTAGCAGCATTTGCATATCCTACATATGTGATCTTAGGAGTTCCAGAACTATAGGTTTGTACACCAACTCTAATATATGTCTGCACACCAACTCTATATCCAGATCCAGAGTTTCCAACAGATACTGATTGAATTGTTCCAGCGGCGGATACTATTGCAGTTCCACCCGCACCAATTAAAGGTTGATATCTCAATCCATTGGTAGATCCAACAGAAACTATTATTCCACCTCTTGGAACTGTAGATGTGTTTATATCATTAGTTACTTGGAAATTTGCTGGATTACCTGTAAATGATATATTTGTTTGTCCAGAAATTTCGGATAATTTGTAGTCACCGTTTATATTTGTTAATGGTGAACCCAATCTTTGTGGTCCTTGGAATACATCATCTATTAAAATTATAGCATTTGATGTACTAAATCCAGTAACATTTGATTTATTTTGTTTTAATGTATAACTTGTAGTTATACCGTTAAAAGATTGTGATATGTCATCAAAAATATAATTTGTATTATAAGCTTTATCGTAAGTACTTGTAAATCCTTGTTTTAATGCTGATCTAATGAAAACTCTACCATCAAACCTAGTAGAAGTACTTATACCAAGGTAATCAACATCATTTGGGCCATTAGATGTTGTACCTATAGGTGTCAATCCTCTAATTGGTTCCGAAAAATGTATTTTATTTCCAACTATATTATAAGATCCAGATATTTTTGTCACTAAAGAACTACTTGAATGTGAACTTTCTGTTGTTCCCACCCAACTTCTGAAAACTGTAATTGAATTTGTGCTTGCCACCCCAACAGATGTGACAAACATAATTTCATTGTTAATTTTAATCAGATCTCCACTAAAAATAGAAGATATTCCACTTAGCGGGAATATAGTACTCCCAATCCCAACTGTAGAAACAATTGTTGAAGTTACTGCAGTAGAAACAACTGGGGATTGTATAATACCATTTATACTAACCAACGCTCTGGTAGTTACATTTTTCGATCTCAATGTATGAGTACTTCCAATTCCAACAGAAGTTAAAGATAATGGTATAGGATTAAACAGTAAAGCATTTTGTGCAGATGATGCTAATTGTATTCTTCTAGAATCTATTCTAATAACATAAACTGATGATGGTAATTTTGATGTAGTTCCAACACCAACAAAAAATGTTGTCCCTATACCAATAGCATTTGATGTAATACTATTAAATGGAATATATTCAATTTCTTCACCACTAACAAAAAAGTGATTTGGTAGATATATTGTATTATCAGTTAGACCAACTACAGAACCAACAGAAGCATTAAAATCAATGCTAAAAATTGGTTCTCCTTTATGATTAAGTTCAAAAGATCTAGTAGAACTATCAAATTGTGAGCTAATATCATCTATTTTTAAAACCCTATTCCCAATAAATTCTAGATAACTCTGTAAAAATGGAGTGTTAAACAATATTTCATTAGAAACATATCTATCATCGACTATTATGGGCTTTTCTCTGGAAATATCAAAATCTTTATATAAATTAATATCAACATTACTATCAAGAGTTGCTAATGAAGTTAAAGTTGTTAGTTGCTGTGCTGCAGTAACTAATCCCACTCTATCCTCAGCATCAAAAGCGTAAGATTCTATAGAAAGATCACTAAACTTTTTAAATCCTAAAGTATGATTTAAGTCACTAACTAATGAATTCCAATTTTCAATAGAAATATTAGATTTAATAGAATATGAAAAATATTGGTAATAATCATTATCATGTAATCTTTGTAAATTATCACCCAAAACTCCTATATTATTTTTCCAACCCTTCGATAAGATAGCACTACCATCTATATTGTGTTTTGTTTCGAAAAGTATAATTTGTGATATTAATCCCCTATTCTTTGTAGATTCTCCAGTTACTAAATCACCAACTTTAAAGTTTTCTGTAGTATTAATTTTTAAATATTCATTTTTAAAATCATATGACTGGGCAATACCTTCAACTCCACTTTCAGAGATTATTTTTTCACCAGAAATAAATCTATCTTTAACTAAAGTTATTTCAAAAATTGGAAAATATTTTTTAGGAGTAACAGTTCCTATAGATTCAAATGTATCAAATGTTCCAGGATTTGGATTTGGTAAGTCACCAATATTGTATGTTATAGTTGGATTTTCTCCCCCAACATCTGGATTAATATTTGTTAATGTGAATAATTTGTACCCATAATTTGCAGAATTATAACCATTTCCACCTTCAACAATGTCAATATTGGTATTTTCTACAATAACTTCATCACCAACTTCAAAAGGAAAATCATTTATACTACTATAGCTTATTGCAAGACCAACAGTAACATCGTATGTTCCTGAATTATATGAAATAGAACTAATTCTAGTTCCATTTGGATTATTTGTTGGTAAAATTACAGGACTAATGTTATAAACACCAGTAGTGTTTCTTACAATGTTTACTTCATAATCTCCAATTTCATATCTTAAATCAACCTCATCATTTACTCTTCCAGTTAAACCATCCAATACCACTAACTGAGGAGATACAAAATAATTAACACCTGGAGATAGTATTTTAATTCTTTCAAATTTTGATAATGGTTCAATTTTAAATATTTTTGGTAAAAGTGTGGAAGGACTTAAAGTTTTATCAGTTGGATAATCAAATCCAATATCGTTTAGTTTATATTTGTAAACTTTTCCTATGTTATCGCTAAATGGTAATAATAAAGCATCAGTTCCTAAACCACTTCTAACTTTTGCTATATTTGGTAATTTTTTATACCCAAAACCACCAGATTGGATTGTTATTTTACTAATTTCACCTAAAGCTGAAAGTGATTTTGTAAAATATTTAATCTCAGATTCATTTAAATTGTAACTATTTCTTTCTGGAGGATTTGTTAAAATATATGTGAAAGATGTTGAACCAATTCCAGATACTGGATATAGTCCATTATACAAACTTTCTAAGATATTTAATAAATTATTATTTGTTATATTGTAATTATCATCTATAAGTTCTTCTTTTGCTAGTCCAAGACCGTCAAAAAGTATTGGTGTTAACTTATAGAATAATTTTTCGGGAGTATTTTCATCTATAATCAACGACACTGAAGCATTATTATCTACACCAATAGATCCAAACTTCCTTACCGAGAAAGATTTTGTATTATCGGTGTAGAATTTATTTTTAAATTCAGAATCTAGATAAAAATCGAAAGAGAACGCTGGTCTTCCACCAGAAGATAGTGAAAGATCTGATAAATTAAAAATAACTGTAGAATTTTTATATACGTTTAACTCTGGATTTATTAATGATAATGCTCCTGTTGCCGCAGGAGAAACTAAATCAATATAATCTACATTAAGTATATTGTTGAGAGATTTGTAATAATTATTTGATAGTCTTATTCTATTTTCATCTAAAACAATGACGTAATAAATTTCATCATTTAAAAGTCCACCCGTAGGTGATTGTGATGTATGTAAAACTTTTTGACCAGTTTTATAACCATGATTTTGAATGGTAATTATATCATTAGTTGTATCTACATCTAATATACCAAAACTAGATGGATTTATAACCATTCTTCTAATAGTATCATTATACTTAACTATAAAAGTTGTTTGTATTCCAGATCTAACATCAATATCCACAACATCATTAACTGTTAAATTATGATTTGTAAGTGTTGTGACTGTAGAGGTTAATTTTAATATATCACCAACTATAGTATTACTATTATTAGTTGTAAATTTATGATTAAAACCACTACCATGATCAATAAATGATAATAAAACATTTTTATTTGTAGATCCCAATTGTACAAATCCGCCAGTACTACCAACACCTATAGGGAAAGTTGAAATTCCTATAAGATCATTAGAAATTTTTCCAACATAAAATTTAGAATAGTCTTGGACAGGATATGATGTTGATCCAGTAGAAACTTTTATAGGAGTATTACCAGAGCTTGTATATGTAATCAGATCTCCAGTTTGTAATCCATGATCTCTTAAATATATGGACTGATATGGAATTATTTTTGAAGTTACTCCATAAGCAACATGAGAGAAAAATATTGTTGTCCCTATACCAACTCCACTACCCTTACCTAAACTTTCAAGAGGATTGAAATAAATATCACTATTAATTTTATATTGAATTGAAGATGTATACCCAACATTAATAGTAAATTTCCTAGGAACTTCATACATGACAGATCCTTCACTGTGAGCAACTCCAGATGTTCCCCCATATGATCTTAATATTTTTATCTTAGATAATTCCTTATCTATTTCTAAAATCTGTATCTTTTCATTGTCTACTTTGTAAATATCATTTACTTGTACATTTGGATAATTTAAATTACCATAAACATCAATAAAAGTAGTAACTCCAGTAAATGTTTGGGCATTTAAATTTTTAGTTAGATTTAATTTACTTGTAAGTATACCAACAGAAAAACTATTGGATATATTTAACTCATAATTGTTTAAATTATTAATGGTAATTACATCATTAGCAGACAAGTATGAAGGCACACTACATATTCCAAGTATTACTCCAGTGTTTGAATATGGTATGAATTGAACATTACTTATTTTATAAGATGTACATGCTATAGATACAATATTTTTTCCAACTATTTCTGATACATTTGCAAATGCATTAGATCCCCCAGCATCACTATTATCAAATACAACTTCATCATTTACTTTATAATTTTTTCCAGGTGAAACTATGGAAATATTTGTAATAGATCCTGGGAAAGTTGTATCAATTCTATTGTATTCTTTTGTATACTTATTTGGTTCTAATATAACATCATATCCACTATTTTTATTCAGTAATCCATAGTAATAAGTATTTCTTAACCATCCTGTTGAATTTATATTAATTTTATCTTGATTTGAGTTTTGATCATAG